ACGTTGAGCAACAAACTCTTCTGGAGTCTTGCAAAGCAATAACCCGCCAATCTCAATATTGTCCTTAAAGCGACTATTGGGATCAACTAGCAGTTGAAACTTTGGTTGTTCCTCGACTTTTACAGGTTCCCAGCCCTCTCTCAGCTTTGATGAAAGATTGCGTGGATCGGCCTGATTTAAAGTAGAAACTCTAATCCACCGATAAGAATAGCCTTCTTGCTTATCGGGTTCTGGCAACAATTCTGGTTGCTTCCACTGCTGGGGGCGCGCATCTTGTTGACGAGTTGCTACTTCGCGAGGTGTTCTATTTTCAGCCATTTTGGGACTCCAATTTTGTAAGTTCACGAGCGTACTGCTCTGGTGTAAGACCAAATTTCTTCGCCAGTTGTACTTGCGTTGGCGTTAGACGCACCTTTTTTGGAGATGTAGATCTAGTCGCTGGCGCAACCACATTGCTCGGTTTTTTCGCAGAAGTTTTGGCTTCTGGGTCTGAAGAGGGTTTGGTCTCTTCTTCGGTTTCGAACTTTTCAGGAAACCGTTGCTTCATTTCTTTGTCTATCATGTTGTAATAGTGATCAGAACCGATAGGAACACCTTCTCGTTCTAACCTTCTATGCACACCCATAGCAAGGAAACTCATATCTTCATCCACCCCATACCAGCTGTTTTTGTCCAGCCACGATTGGGTTTTTGATTCTAATCTCTGAGGTTGTTGAGGTATTTGTACCTGACTTTCAGATTTTTGTAAAGCTTCTTCTGAAAATTCTAGTTTATAACGCTCTACTTCTTGCGATTTTATCTTGGCTTCAGTTATTTTTTCTTGTGCCTCTACTATACGATCAGAGTCACCAGAGTCATAAGCCTCTTTATATGCGCGCTTTGCCTCATCAAGCTGGCGAGTAACATTTTCCTTAACGCTAGAGACCAGATTCTGTTCACCTGACGTCAGTTTTGACTTCAATTGTTGATTCTCTTGATAGATCTTTTGCGCAAAATCAACAGCCTCTATCTGCTCCTTTACTGCTGCGTCTTTGGCTCTACGCTCATCGTGTATTGCCTTTTTCATCTGCAGTAGGCGTTCTTTTGCCTGGCTAGAATAAGACTCTAGGTCATCTTGATCAATATCATCAACAATTTTCTTTGGAAGAGGGGTTGAATTAATAATATCTTCCTCTGGTGTGTCGTCAATAATCTCTATTTCCAGAGTTTCCTCAAGTTCAGGTGTTTCTGCCTCATTTTCAATTTCGTGTGGGAACTTATATTTTTGATTTTCCATGATTTTTCCTTATATCCTTGATATACCGCGTGGATCATCAACAATTCCTTCTACTGAATCGTCATTAATCATCCTAAACTCGCGTCCGTGGATCTTTAATCGTGTACCAGTGTTTGGTCTGGCCAGAATAAAGTCCCCTTTTTGACACCAGGGACCTGATGGAAAGCGTTTTTCGTCTTTATAACAGTCGGGACCTAGATCTACCACGAAAAATACGGTAGATAGAATCTCATCCCTTTGCAAAGTGGTATCCGCTTTGAGAATTCCATTTGCATGTTCCTTGTCCTGATCTGGAATAGCGCACAAAATGTGATATCCAGACGGCTTTGGAAGTTGTTTTGCTTTTTCTTCTGCTGTTTGAGGCAGAACGGTTGTTGCTGTTACATCATCGGGATTTGAGCCGACTAGTAATTCACTCATCTGAGTTCTCCATACGTTGTTTGAGGTCTGTAATCGTTAAACATGCGGACTCAAGACCTCGAATTTGCCCACATGCGTACTTATATTCCTCGTGATTCATACAGTTTCCCGCAGCAACCGCTTTTTGGAGCATGTCAATCCGTTGGCTGTATTCATTTAAGAGGAAGTCTAAATGTTTGTTCACTGTCTATTCCCTGTTTGAGGTTTATTAGCTTGGTTCATTGCTTGGATTGTTTTAATTTCAATCTCTGCCTGGTCTTTTCCAACTTTTGCTTGGATCTGAGCCGAGGCAATTCGTTCTTGTGACGCGATTCTTTCCCGTTCTAACTCCATACGGGCTACTGCTTCTTGCACATCAGCCTGATCTTTAGCTGCTTTGCGCTGTTCCTCAGCTTGTTTGAGCTGAAGTTCTTGCGCTTGCATCTGAATCACAGGATCTTGCTTTGCTTGCTCTGCTTGCTGCGCCGCAATTTCGGTTTGGTTGCGTTGCAATAAGGCATTGGAGGCTTGTGCTGCCATCATAGATAGTTGTACTTCTTGATCGCGTGGGATCTGATTCTCATCATCTTCTGGATTAGGCAACTGCACTTGCATCATTTCTTCCATCTGTTTACGGTATTCAAAGGCTAAATGCTCTTGAATATGTGCTATTGCCGCAGCTTGCATGACCTGAGCCTGTGGGTTTTGACCCACTAAAGCGGCAAGTTTAGGGTCTTTTATAAAGTTCATATGCACCGTAATATGCGCCTGATGATCTTGGTAAAGAAATGCCTTTAAGGGCTTCATGTTTAAGATGTTCATGTTCTCCGAAACAGGGTCTTCTGGCATCTGATCGTCCACGATCTTAACGAGTTTTTTAGCGTTCTTAATTCCTAAGACTTCTAACATCTGGCGGTGTAGCTGACCCATGTCGTATAACTGAGGAGCTTGTTGGGCTAACTGAAGGACGGCTTGATACTGAACTACCTTCTGGCTCATGGTAGCGGCGTTAGGATCACTAACAGGAATAACGTCACAGTTGTCGTAATCGGACTGCTTGGCAAAACGATTTCCAACGTCTGGTTCATAGTTGTATTCGTCAGGCGTGTAGTCACGGATAATGTCTTTTAGGAGCTTTAACTCTTGTTTAAGGCTGTAATGAACGCGGGCCTGTACAGCAGACATCACTTTTAAGGTCCGTTCTAGAATTGCTAGAGTCGTACCGACTGGGGTATTCGCTGACATGTCGGCAATCTTCATATCCGAAGCCGAGGCAAAACGGCGGCCTTCTTCTACAATTGTGCCAAGCAGACTATAAAGAACTTGTGATGGTTCCTTATAGGGTAAGGGCATAATATTGTCTTTGAGGACTCCGCTGGGAACGTCTACGTCCCTAAACTCACCTGGGGCAATTGGGGTATCGTCTCCCTTAACTCGCAGACCTCTTGTTTTAAAGCCACCTGGCAGATTCGCCAATGTGCCTGCGTCCACAAGTTGTCGGATAAGAGAAGTACCAGACTTAGCAAAAGCACCGACAAGGTGGATAAGCCCAAAGTAATAAAAGCCAAAGCCTGGAACATATCCATAATGGACGAAATGGTTTCTTTTTTGATGAGTGTCATCTTCAGGTCTCCAGTTTCTACGAATAGCCAATACGTTTTGTGTGCCTTTTTCTATGGTGACAATATACGGTAAGGCTATTCCAGTAGGTTCGCCGTCCTCATCGGTATCTTCATGTCCTTTAATGTCGAGGTTTACTTGAATTTCTAGAATCTTGAATCGGTCATCCGAATTGGCTTGAAGACCCATCTTTTGAGCAATCTTTTTTTCTACCTCATCCAAGGTATTGGTTGGTTCACCTAAATCGATATCGCGGTAAAAGCCAGCCACTTGCAATTTGCGTAATTCATTCTCTGTCTTACGCATCACGTGAGTAACGCGTTCAGCCGACTGCAGATCAGTAGCACCGTAGGGAACGATTAAGTCTTCGGCAGGCACAAATAAGGAGACTTGACGATTCAGTGAGGGATCAAAGTAGACTTTCTTAAAAGCGTTGCCTGACAGTCCTAGTCCCCAACACATTCTCTCGTGCTCAGGTCTAAACTCTGGCATCTCTTCAGTGATCTGGTAGTTCATGTCTTTTTGAACCCGATCAGCAGCCGCTGTTTTTTCAGCTGTTTCTTTGCCGATAATGACGGTTTTTACTGGTCCAGCTGCAGGTAAGGTTTCCATCACCGTTTCGGCTTGGAACTTAACAAGGGCTTCGGAAAGGAGGGGATGATAGACCCCGCAGGCTCCTTCCCACGGTTCAGATCGCTCTTCTAACTTCATGCCCAACAGCTCGATACCGTCTGTATAGGTCTGCATCCATTCTTTACGGGAGCTGACGTCTGACTCTACGTCACCCAGTAAATCACCGCAGATCTGTGCCAATTCCCGATCATCTAAGTATTCAGCAAGGTTGGCATCAAAGTCTTCCGCTGTTTCTTCCTTTGGAGTTATCTCAATCTCAAGACCGTCAATACCTATATTGACTGATTCTGGGTTTTCAATCTCAATCTCGATGGGTTCCATAGCGGCAGATGCTGCTTCAAGTCCTTGGGGTAATTCGTAGAGTGCTTTTTCAATAGACATAATATTTCCTTAAATTAATTTCCAACCACCCTCTAAAGGTTTATCAACCATCCCACCTTTAGCATAAAGTTTTGGATTTCCAAGTGATGCTGGACCTCCACCACCAGGTATCATAGATTTGGTTCCGCCTACGCCACCCTTTCCACCTCCACCGCCGCTGCCACCCATAGTTCTTATGTTGGTAATCGTTGTCCCAAAATGGATTCCTTTGCCAGTATCACCTTTTGGGCTATCGGAACGCATAATCTCTACAGGAGTTAATCCTACAGCTGGTTTTGTATCATATGGTACAGTCCCAAGTCTTGTGCCAGCCTTCTTAGGACCGTAATCTTGAGTTAACTCTAAAGCTGCTTTGCCAGTTGACTTTCCATCAGCATCTAAAATTGGTACAAATCTAGTTGCCATATCTGCATTTTGAAAAATACCAGCCACGTTTGTTGAGGCAGTCGGAGTCATATATACAGTTCGCCCAGACCGAGGCTGCATACCTTCTGTTTTATCGGAATGGTTAGCAGAGCTACGATTTCTAGTAGTTGTTGTGTCATTATGGTGGGCGTACTTAGATCCACGCTCTGTTTCAAAAAGGTGAGTTACGCCTGGTAATTTTTCTAATGGTTCGTAATCCATAATATTTCCTTAGTAATAACTGACTGCGCGTCTGGATTTAAATAATTGAATTTCATCTGCTTCATCTGACTGAAGTCGTAGAAACCCGCCTTTTCTAAATCGGATTAATGCCTGTGTTGCCGAATCCACTAAGTCATCGTGGTCTGAATTAGGGAAAGCGGCCAGTTCTTCAATGACTTCTTCTGCCCAGCGTTTGCGGGGCGCCCACACCTTACCAGATGCAAATAGGTCTGATACCGAGTTTACACGCGTAATCTTATCGTTTCCACGGGTTGGTGTAAATTCTTGCACAGGAATACCCATCTTTCTAAGTTCAAAGACTAGGGGAGCACCTGACGCCTTCGCCTCAACGATACACGCATCGGGTTCCCATTCTTTGTACATATCTAACGCTCTTTGCTTTAGTTCAGGAAATTCTAGTCGTTCTTTAAGGGCGTCAAGCAAAATAATATGGGTGTCGTTTTCATTCTCGTCTTTATGAAAGACACCCCAAGTTGTACACGCGGAGTAGTCTGAACGCTCGTTTTTAGTAAAGGCGGTGTCCCAAGATTGGATAATAAACTCACAGGGAGGCGGTCTTTCCCCTTCCCAGACTTTCCACCATTCCCGTTTGACAATCGCGCCTTCTTCCGAAGTTGGTTCTTGTTGATACTGCGCTTGCCATTTTGAAAGTGGCAGTTCGTCCCGTAATTTATTTAATTCATCCAATGACCAAAACTCTGGCCAGAGTGATTTTCCTGTAGGCAGGATCGCTGGAAGACTGATCATGTCCCAGACGTCTCCGTCTCGATCAAGCACGGACTGGCATATTTTTCCCGTTAAGTCTCTTTTAGCCCAGCGGGTCATCACCACGATAATCGAACCGCCTGGCTGGAGACGTTGTCTTGGTCCAGAGGTATACCATTCAAACACCTTATCAAAGACCGCGGGGTCCGAAGAGGCTAAAGCGGCTTCTTGCTCTGAGTGGGGGTCATCAATAATTAATAGATCAGCACCTTTACCTGTGACCGTACCGCCTACCCCAATCGCAAAATAGTCCCCGTTGGCATTCGTGGCCCAACGGCCTGCTGCTTTTGAGTCTGCTCTGAGACTGACATTTGGAAATATCTTTGAGTAGACTTCACTGCTAACTAAGTTCCTGACCTTACGTCCAAAGCCCACCGCGAGTTCGGCGGTGTTCGAGCACTGGATAATCTTCTTATCTGGATACCTTCCAAGATACCAGGCGGGTAATAAATAACTGGCAAACTCTGACTTAGTATGGCGGGGAGGCATATTAATAATAAGTCTTTGAGACTTCCCATTGGCAATGTCTTCAAACTTTTGAGCCATTAAAGCATGGTGTCTTCCGTAGATAAATCCTGGCCACATCGACTTTACAAACGACAGAAAGTCTGTTTGACCGACTTCACGTTCTTCGGCCAGATTTAGGTTTTCAATCATCGGCAATAACGGAGCTTGCTCTTCTTCTGACAGTAGACCTAATAGGTCTTCTAGTTTCAATTGATATTCCTCAAATTAATATACGCTGGTCTAATACTTCTGGACCTATTAGTCAAGCCTTTACAAACGCCAATCTCAATCAATATATTCATTTTACGCGCCACGTTTCCACGACCCTTTTCCCCTGTAATTCTCATTACATCATCAATAGTCGGCCCGTACCCAAAGTTCTTCCAGTACTCATCAATAATCAAAAACGTTTCTTTCTGCGCGGGGGTCATTGTTTCATCTTCTCAATCACTTTTTCCGCCAGGATCTTGGAGCTTATCTCAATCCCTTCCAAGGCAGTAATCACTAACTTCTTCTCCAGAATCAAGATATTCAATAAATTAGAAACCCTGGCAATGTCTTTCTGAATCTCATAGATCGATCTCATCACTTAATCCATTTCGGGTCATTTTCCATAATGATCGAGTCGTG